TAGCGTATGCACACGCAGTAGCAAAAGGCGAAATTAATGTTTGTAACGATGTTCGTTTGTCGTGCCAAAGATTTATAAATCAACTAGAAAACAAAGAATGGGAATGGGTATTTGACCACCGAGTGCCCGACCATGTTTTAAAGTTCGCGGGAACACTACAACACACCAAGGGACCACAAGCAGGTGAGCCGGTACTATTAGAGCCGTTTCAAATTTTGCTTATTTGCGCGACCTATGGTTTTAGGTCAAAAAAGGATTTAAACAAACGCATGGTCACTGATGTGATTTTGTTTATTCCACGCAAGGCGGGTAAATCGACCCTTACCGCGGTGCTGTGTTTATACGAATTGTTGTGCGGTGAAAGTGGACCCGAGGTTTATACACTGGCAACAAACAGGGAGCAAGCCACGATTGTGTTTGATGCTTCCAAAGGTTTTGTGGAAAATATGCCTCGCGACCTAGCGACCTTGTTTAACCCAAGCAAATACAACATCAGTAAAAAAGGCGATACGCAGTCAATCTTTAAAGCGTTAAGCCGCGATACCAAAAAGTCTGGTGACGGTAAAAATCCATCGTGCGTAGTCGTTGATGAATCCGCGCAGATTACAGATCGTAACAGCATTGAAGTATTACATTCAGGTATGGTCGCTAGGCAAAATCCATTGCGGGTTTATATTACGACCGCCTCGTTTACGAAGGACACTAAGTTCTATGAGGACTTGTCTATGTATCAATCAATGCTTCGTGGCGAGGCAACTGATAACCCTAGATGGTTTGGCTTGCTGTACGGGCTAGACCTTGGCGATGATTGGCGCGACCCTGTTAATTGGGCCAAGGCAAATCCGATGCACGGAATATCTGTTTATGAGGATGCTATTGCACAACGAGCAGAGGAAGCCAAGCATAAGCCTGCCGCGCTGAATGAGTTTTTGTGTAAAACACTAAATGTTTGGGTTTCTGCTAATGCCGCATGGGTTGACCGACAACATTGGGATGATAATAAGTGCCAAATCGTGCCAAGACAGACAGAGCCGGAGGCGGTATTTATTGGCTTTGACTTGGCGGCAACGCGAGATTTAAATGCAGTTTGTACGCTTAAACGATACGGGGAATTGGACTACGAAGCAGAGTGGCAGTTTTTCTTGCCCGAGGATAGCCTAGCGTTTATACCTAAACACTACCTAGATATTTTTCAAGTAGCGATTGCAAGCGGTATTTTAAAATTAACCGAAGGCAACGTAATGGATGACCGCGAAATTAGCGAATACATAATTAACCAGCAATGCCAAAAATACAATGTTAAGGAAGTAGGCTATGACGCTTACAACGCCGCCAGTTTAGTTGCTCGTTTACACGATGCGGGTGTTCCAGTTAAAAAAGTAGGCCAAGGCATGGCCGTTTTAAACAATCCGAGCAAATACATTGAAAAGTTAATACTGAACAAACAAATTAAACACAACGGCAACCCATTTGTTGGTTGGCAACTAGGTAATTGCGAGTGCTACACCGATGTTAATGGTAATATTAAGGTGCGTAAAAACGAGGCAGACAAGGCGGCTAAGGTTGACGGAATCATATCTATGATTATTGCCGCGCATTGCTCGTTAGATAACCCATTTGTGAGTGATAGTTTTGGATTTCGGTCGTTTTGATGTAGTATTGTCAAAACTTGGGAGAAAAGTATGGGCATTATGGACATTTTCGGCAAGAAAAAGCAGAATTTGAACGAATCAAATACCGTTTTAGGCCAACTGCAACTTGGTAATCAGGTCATTTATGGTACTCAGCGACAGCAATCTGCCGGTCAACAACTACTTTATGTAACGACTTCGAGCACCACCGCCGCTGGTCGGGTGTTAGATATTTCCGCATTAACGCGGAATTCTACTGTTATGGGATGCGTTGGCGTTAAGGCTAGAGCGTTATCTCAGTGCGGCATCTCTATTATGTCTCGTGCCGACGACGGTAGTCTTGTTAATGCGCTAACAGATACAAGCGTTGGTCCAAGAGACAAGGCAAAAGCACGACAAGTGCTAAATTTGCTAATGAATCCTAATAATTTTCAAAGTTCGTATGAGTTTTGGTATCAATGGATGATGTGGCAAGACCTTGCTGGAGAATCATTTACGTTGTGGTGGAGAGAAAATCAAAAAAATTCAAGTACAACACCACTTGAAATGTACAACCTAGATGCAACGTTAATTACTGTGCAACTTACGCCTACGCGTTATCCCTCGTACAGATTGTCTACGCCGTCGTACGGATTTAGTAAAGATGAGCCTTTGGATGCGTTTCAAGTTATGCACGTTAAAGAAGCGGCATGGCAAGGCTCGTCAGGTTTTAATAAAGGTATTTTGGCAACAGAGTTAATTGCGCTTGACCAAGACATTGATATTTACGCTAACTTTATTATGCAAAACGGCGCAAAGCCGTCTGGTATTTTTAAAACTGACCAAGTTATTCCTGACGCTAAGTACAAGGAAATTGCATCTCGTATCAAAGAAACTTGGAATCAAATGATTGGTAGTCGTGCGGCTGACCCGTCAAAATCAGGTCAAGGTATGTTATTAGACCAAGGCATGACTTATGAAAGCATTAAGATGCTTAACTTGCAAGATGCTGATGCGGCTAATTTAAAAGTGCAGACAATGAAGCGTATTTGCGGCTTGTTTGGAGTGCCGCCCGCTATGCTTGGGATTGCGGACCAAAAATATAATAATACGCAAACAATGTTGGATGAGTTTTATAAAACCGTTATGTATCCAACGGTTATTTCGTTAGAGCAAAAATTAAAACAGCATTTATTTAAGGGCTACCCTAATTTGTGCGTGCGGTTTGATACAAAGGACTTTTTAAAAGGCGCGGCACTTGATCAAATGAATTTTGTGACAGCCGGTGTAAAAGCAGGTATCATGACGGTCAATGAAGCGCGAGAATATATGAATATGGCAGAACTTGAGGGTGCAGATGTTTTAGCACCTATAGATTCAAAGGCAGACAAGCCTGTTGCCGGTAGTTCACCACAAGATACGGGCGGCGGCGGCGGTAATCAAAAGAGCAAGATGAATATCGGGGCAACCTGATGAATAATTTAAAAAAAATGCTTTCATTTATGACTTCACAAATTAAGTCATCTAATGTTACACTTGCCACCGTAGAGAAGCCCCACAAGATAACAGACGACAATCAATCTATTCACAACGGGGTGATAAATGAAAAATCTGACTCTTATTTGCGAAGCGAAAGTCCAACTAGCGGTTGGCGCAAACGAGGCGCAAAATCCAACGGGCATGATGGAAGCCAGAGTGACAACGTGGGGAGCAAGAGAGGGCGCGGACGGCCGAAAATTCAATTACCAACCTGAAGGTTTTATGGATTGGGCAAATGAGTTTAATGCTAGTGAAAAGCCTCTGCCTATGTTTCTAAACCACAATGACTTAGGTATGCCAATGGGCGAGTGGAATTCTTTTGAATTTGACCAAGATGGAATGACCGCAAAAGGTCGTTTGTATACCAATACTGTCGGCGGTAATGATTTGTATCAAATCCTAAAAGAATCGCCTAAAATGTTTGGCGGCGTATCTGTAGGTGCGTACGCAGACGAGGCGCAAATGGTTGACGCGGATGGAAATCCGGTTGATGACGATACCGAAGAAGCCTACTTCCAAATTACAAAGGGCGGACTGCGCGAAGTTAGCGTGGTGATGTACCCTAATAATCCCAATGCAGAAATTCACAAACTGGAAGCGTTTGACGCTAAAGGGCATGTGAACCCACGAGTTTTGGAAAAGGCTTTGCGTGATGCTGGCCTTAACAAAAAGGATGCGACCACCGCATCTAGTATCTTCAAGCGTGTATTGGAACAGCGTGATGCTACCAATAAACCTGAAGTAACCCCAACTCAGGGTGAGCCTGATGCGGTGGTAAACGAAGCCGATGCACTGCTTGCCGCTTTTGAGGCGCGTGAGTTAGCAAAGGCACTTGAAAAACGCATTAAATAAAGGACTTATTATGTCAATGGAAAAAGTACTGGAAAAAGTCGACGCAATCGAAGCGTCTAACTTGACCAAAATCGAAGCGGTTAAAGCCGAAGTAGCAACTACAGTTGAATCTGCTAAAACAGAGATTCAAGAAAAACTAACTGCGCTTGAAGCAAAAGTTGCATCCATTCAAATGCCAGAGTTTATTCGCGCCCCTGCTAAAACAGTGCGTAGCGATGTTAATCGCATGGTTAAAGAGCAACTGCGTGACTTTCAAAAGTCCGGTGGTCGCATGGACAAGGAAATTAAACTTTGGGAATCCGTTGAACAGCATGACGCATATTTGCGTGAAGCCTCAACGCTGACAGGTTCTGGTGCTGGCATTGGTGGTCGTACTGCGTATGACCCCGTATTCCACGCATTGCGTTTAATGAATCCTATGCGCGGTGTTTCTCGTAACGTGGCAACTGATGGTTCGACCTATCAGTTTCGCGCAAAAACGGGCAACGCAGGTCCAGCATGGGGATATACGATTCAAAACAACGGTGCGGCAACAACTGAAGCCACAACAATTTGGCAATTAAATCTTGCCGATTTGAACGTTCAGTTTCCAATTCGTACCGCCGCTTTGGATGATATTGATGGTCTGGAATCAAACGTCGTTGACGACATGTTGAGCGAATTCAGTGCCGCTGAAGGCAATTCGATGATTATCAACAATGACCAAGCCGGTTCAACCACCACAACAACTGGTGCGACTTCTGGTTTGCGTGGTTTGAATTCGTACCCCGGTGCTAACGCTTCTTATACAGGTGGAACAATTAGCGCGGCGGCTTACGGTTCTAGCGGTACTGCTACATCCGATGGCGTACATAGCATTGCTACGTATGACCAATTAACCACCAATGGTTTTGCTACTGCAAACAATGTTCAATTTGCTGACCTTATCAACTTTATTCACCTGTTGCCACAACAATACTGGACACCATCTGCCCGCTTTGTTGTATCACCCTTGATGTTGGCTGGTATTCGTGGCTTAGTTGACGACAACGGCACTCCTGTGTTTGAGCGTATGTCACCTTTGGTCTATGAAGGCATTGTTGGTAAGTTGTTGGGCTTTGACGTTGTAGTGAATAACTACATTGAGAGTCCGATTGCTAACGGCGCATCTGCCGGCACTAACAGCCAGTACCCAATGTATTTTGGTGACTGGAGCCGTGGTCATACTATTGTGGACAGGCTTAACATGGTATTACGTCGCTACGACCAAACAGCCCCCGGATTTATCACATTTTTCGGGGAAAAACGTTTGTGCGCCAGTGTTGTTGACCCTTTCAGCATTATTCGCTATCGTTCAACTGCTACCGGTGCTTGATGAAGTGGGGGGCTTCGGCTCCCCATTTTTTCTTTTTGTTAAAGGAAATTAAAATGAGTGCAACCCAAAAGATTCTTGACGGCATTAAATTAGCGATTGCTGAAAATCGTAAAGTAACTATTGACTTACGCGAAGCATCGACACTGACTGGTTCAGGCTTGGGTATTGGTGGTCGCACTTATTTTGATGACGCTTTTGCCGCATTGCGTTATGCAAACCCTTTTCGTATGGGTTCGCGCAATATTAAAACTCCGAATACATCGGCAGTGCAATTTGTAGCAAAAACCGGTAATGCAACTGGTGCAAATCCGTGGAATCCTAATGCAACAGTTAATACTGGTTCGCCTGATACGGCAACATCGTTTTGGGTAATGCCAACACGAATCATTAACGCGCAACTGCCAATTCGTACTGCGGCATTTAATGATATTAACGGCATTGAAGAAGCGTTAATGACCGACCTTGCTTTAGAGTTTAGTCAGCAAGAAGGCGCATCGATGGCTACGAATAACGACCAAGCAGGTTCGACAACAACAACATCAGGCGCGACATACGGTCTGCGTGGGTTAGATATTTATTTAAGTGGTTCTGCGGCTTATGGCATAAGCGGAACGGCTATTACAAACGGCATTCACACGCTGGTGACTACATCGCTTGGTGGTGTCACGCCAACGTACAATAAAATTACAAACATCGCAAATTCTTTGCCCGCACAATACTGGTGTTTGCCTACAACGGCTTGGCACATGACACCAACCATGATTCAGACATTGCGTCAATTAAAAGATACGCAAGGTTTGCCATTGTTTTTGGAATTAGGCGAGGCTGGCGAGGGCGGTGCAGTCGGTTCAATCTTTGGTTGGCCTGTTATTCCTAATTCATTTCTTTCGGTTGATTTTCCTATTTACTTGGCAAATTGGGATAGATTTTTGACCATTGCCGATGTCGAGGAAATGTCAGTGCAAGTGTTTGAACAAACCGCACCCGGATTTGTGACCCTGTACGCAGAAAAACGCGTTATAAGTACTGTGCGTGACCCGTTTGCGGGCGTGCGTGCAAGCGCGGCATAAAGGGGCTACAAATGGCAGTTGAGAATTTAACACTCGCGCCGTTTTATTCCGACCAACGGAATCCTTATAACTACGCTAAGTTTGAACAAGTTGACCGCGATGTTGCTACGCCGTGGTTAACGCTGTCCGAAATCACACAGCAATTAAATTTGTTTGATGACGAAAGTCAAGACACTTATTTGCAGTCGTTAGAATTGGCTACACGAATGGCGATTGAGGACTTCCTCGGCGCGGCTATTTATCCAACGACATACAAGGTGTATTACCCTAATTTTGGGCTGTACAACACTGCGGTGTTTTTAGATTTGCCTGAGGTAGCGGTTACTGCGTTTAATACG